GAAACAAGTTAAAGCTGGAAGATTACGTAAATACGGATCTGCAACTTATCAAGCTGGTAAAACTGCATTGAAGACTAAAACTGGTAAAGGTTTAGCTATCGGTACTGGTGCATTAGTTGGAACTGGATTAGCTGTTGGAGCATACCGCGGATTAAGTGGTAAGAAACAAACTGTAATAAATAACTATAACTAACGTCTATGAATTATACAAATCGTCCTATTGCTGCCTATACGATGGCAGAATTTGAATCATTAACTAGCGACAACGCTGATTTTGCTAGAGGTAAGGATAAGAAGAAACGTAAATCTCGTGCTGGTTTATATGCTGGTATTGGTGCTGGTGCAGTTGGATTAGGCGGACTTGGAGCTGCTGGTATGAGATATGGTAAACCAGAATATGATATGCGTAAAGCACAAAAGAATTTTGATGCTAAAGGTTATTTAGCTGCTCGTGGTGGAGCTAAAGGTCAATTTGATAGAGATGTTCAATCACTTAAAGATATGGGTGATAGAGTTAAGAACTACGATTATAAAGGCGCACCTGGACGTGCATTTGATAGTGTTAAAGGTGCTGCTGGTAAAGCTAGTAAGTTTGCAAGTCTACGTGGTCAACAAGCTGCTGCGTTAGCTACATCTGCTCCTGGATTAGCTGTATTAGGTGCTGCTACGGCTGCGGCTGGAGGTTATGGTATTTACAAAGCATATAAGAAAGGTAAGAAAAAATAATGCAGTTATTATCTGACTACCGAATAGCTGATTTCGCTAGGACTCCTGGTAGTAAGGATAAGAAACCTCGCAAGTTTAGCTTACGTAAATTAGGTAGAGCTACATTAACTAGTGAAGCTGCTAGTGGTGCAGCTAATGGAGCGCAAATCGGTGGAGTCTTAGGTTTAATATCTAGTAACCCTAAAAATACATTTCGTAGAACATTAAGAGGTAGTGCTGCTGGATTAGCCATTGGTACAGGACTCGGTATAAGACACGCATATAAACAACAAAACAAATAACTAAGACGTATTATGAACGAAGCTATTGAATATCACAATCAACTATTTGCGGATTTAGTTGAGAATCTACAAAATGCAGTTGCCGCTGGTGTGATGTTGAAGGACGAATATAAGCAACACATGACTCAAGCATATCTCGACCTACAAGAACGCATTGCTGCTGAATTAGAAATTGATGAAGAAGATATCTATGATGTAGTTGGTGAAGCTGCTTACTCTACTGGTGATGAAGTTGCCGAATTTAGTGTAGGTAGTGAATATGGTGCAGCGTTACTTGAACTTGGCGAAGCTGCTGGTTATGATGACATTGAGGAATATCTAATTGATCTCAGTGCTGCTCTAGAATGTAATCCTGATGTATTACTTGGTATCATTGAAGGTGAAATTGCTCCTACTGATAATCTCTCATTAGCACTATCTGAAGTTCTCGGACTTGATGAAGCTACTGAAAATCAACTATTAGTTATGGGTATTGAAAGTCGTGGTGAAGACATCAATGATTACTTAGATACGAATGAAGAATTAGATGAAGAAGACCAGGAAGCTGACTATGCTACATACCAGAACAGTGAGTTCGCCGAATTTAAACGCAACACTGAGATTAAAGAAGCTCTAGCTGATGTAGCTGAACGTGCTTACGCTCTTGTAGAAGCTGGTAAGATGACTCCATTTGCAGTTCAATCTCTACTGGGTAACTTCAGTGCTAATGAACGTATCGCGGCATTTAGTACCGTGTGTGCTGAGAACGAAGTTGATCCTGCAACTCAACTCTATGCAATGAATACTGTACTTGAAATCTTCGACCGTATGCCAGCTATGGAAATGGGATTCTTCGCTGAGGAAGTTCTTGATGAAGAAGAATTAGATGAAGAAGCTGATTTGAGTTCTATTGCTGCTAACTACATTAAAAAATATCGTTCATAAACTATGCCTTATTTCAATCAATCTCAAACGTTTCTAGTTGATCCTGCCATTCTCGCATTCAGTGATGGTAATCATCCTAATGTGTCGGCAACTGTGCAGAATACTTACATTAGTCTTAATACTGAAGCTCGCAAACAAGTTCCTGCTGGACTATTTGTTGCTCAAGTAGGTAACGTACTGCGCTTCCTACCTCGTACTAAGTTAACTGCTGTAACTGCTACTGGTGCTGCAACTGTAACTGCATCTCCAACTAATATCTTTGTTGCTGGTGATGTATTAACTGTAGTTGAACCATATTCTACGCTAACTATCACTACTGTAACTGCTGCTCAAACTGTAACTGTTACTGTAGAAGGTTTAACTGCAACTGCAACTGCAACAACTAACAATACTACAACTACTGCTAGTGAAGTTGCTACTGCTATTAATGCTACTGCTGGATTATCTGATTTAGTTCGTGCAGCATCTATTACTAACAAGGTATTTATCTTTGCAGTTGATGGACTTACTAACCGCGCCATTACAACTGCTGGTACTGTAACTAGTGCTGCATTATCTAGTGCAACTCTAGTTCCTAATGCAACTGCTGTTGGTACTATTGCATTTATTGATTACACAACTGGTGTTATTACATTAACTGGTAACGCAAGTGTAGCTCTACCTATTGGTACTAATATCGGTGTTAGAGTTAATGCAATTGTAGGACTTCATGTTCATGCAGTTGATTATACTGTTGCAACAGCTAAGGATCTAGCTCTCTATACTATTGCTAATGGTGTTCGTATCCAGTATCTACCATACTTCGATGGTGATATTGCTAGACGATTCCCTGGCATCAATTTCGCTTACAAATTCTAACTAACCGGGCGTTAATGACGTATGTTAATGATGTATGTTATCGCGCCCACTATCCTACTTTTTTCTTACTATGGGTTCAGTTTCTAATTTTCTTACCGATAAGTTGCAAGCTAAAGTTGCCGAAACTCTAGTAGACGATACTATTGCTCGTCTGCGTCAGAGAACTAAACTTATTGATCAATTCATGCCTATTAAGACGTATGAGGATGATGAGTTCCTAGCATACGTAAGTGAACGTCTCACACCAGTTGCGAACTTTATTGCTCCTGGTGCTGAACCTCCAGTTATCTCTCATGGTGGTTTCCGTCGAGTAATCGGTGAACTAGCTAAGTTAGGTAATAGCTATTCATTCGATGAAGTAACTCAGAAACAGATGCGTAAGGCAATGGAAGAAGCTGCCTATAAACGCGCTAGTGTTATGACCATGAAGTTAACTGATAACTCCGTCATTAAGGGTACTAACGATATGCTCGTTAAGTATCTCTATGGTCACATTGAGGGGATCGTCCAATCTCATGCTGATAGACTTACTAGCATGGCTTGGCAAGTTGTTCAGACTGGTCAATTGAGTGTATCTGATGCAATTACTAAGGTTGCATGGACAATTGATTTCCGTCGTCCTGGTGCTAGTTATAACCACTTCCCTGATGCTCTTGTTGCTACTGGTAACACTGCATCTCCTAAGTTGAACAAGTGGACTGACTACGCTAATGCTGATGGTATCGCTAACTTAGAAGATGCTGTAACTACTTATGTCAATACTAATGGTTACAAGCCTGATCTCATCGTAATGAGTAATACTGCATTGCGTGATCTTCAGAAACAAGCATCTACTATTGCTCGTGCTAGACAATCAGTTGGATTTGCACAAGTAGGTTCTGTTAGCTTCCCAATGTTACAAGAGGTAATGGCTTCTAATAACCTACCTCCTATTAAGGATTATGATGAGCTCTATCAAGTAGATAATACCTACTCTGGTAATACTAATACTATTGATAGCTACATCAGTAATGCTCGATTCCTTAATGAGAATTGCTTCGTATTCCTCAAGGATGGAATGGGTGAGCAAGCTATTGGTACTCCTGAAGAACAGAAAGTTGTTAAAGATGGTGTATTAACAGGTACTGAATCTCCTGTAATGGTACGTGTTTATGAGAAGACAACTGTGCCTATCAACGATGTTTTGCAAGCGATTGAAACTTTTTGTAGTCGCCTATTTAAGTAATTAAGTAGTAAAAATTCGGTGAATTGCTGGAAACTCCAGAAGTGGACAATCAGCAGCCAAGCTTAACCAGGAATGGTTTTGAAGGTTCAACGACTAGGTTTCGAGTCCAGACCGGACAGTAACAAACCCACGAGTGCCGAACATCCCAAGTGGATGATGATATAGTCTGAACAGTAGATATAACACATGAAACTACTGATACGTAGGATAAAGAGCTTACGTGGTAACAAAATGATCAATGGTTTTACCAGTAATTTATTCTCCCAAGAATCTGTATGCTCAAGTAGTTAGATAATAATTCCCTATTTCTAACTAGACCGAGTTTAAGTTGTGGTATAATGATCTTATGACGTAAATGAGATTATTATGCCACAATTTATTTATTTGGTGACAAACTCAATTAATGATAAAAAATATGTTGGACAAACAAATAGGACAATTGAAAAGCGTTGGTCAGAACATATTAGAGCCGGTAATTATGTTGGAACTAAAAGTTTATTATCAAAAGCAATTAAGAAATATGGTGTAGATAAATTTAAAATTGAAATTATTAAAACTTTAGAAACAACAGATCAGTCAGAAATTGATAAAACTGAAGTTTATTTTATTAAAGAATATAATGCTTTAACACCTAACGGTTATAACGTATTAAATGGTGGTAAAGGTTGTTTTCTAACACCTGAAGGTAAAGAGTATTTAAAAAGAACGATGACGAGTCGTTGGCAGAATAAAAGTTATCGAGCTTCTATGTTAGGTAGCACTTTAATTTCTGCTAGATTAAAAAACAATACCTCTGAAGCTAAATTAAAACGAGGTAATAGTTTAGTTAGAAATCGTCGTTACTTAATAACTACACCAGATGGAATTGAGTATTGTACTTACGGTGTAACTCACTTACAACAACTAGATTTAGATGTAAGTAGTTTAATTAAAGTTGCTCGTAATAAGATGACTAATCATAAAGGTTATAAAGTTAAATCACTTAATGATGATTATGTAACTGTAGATAAAACATATTTAGATTACGTTAACAAATACGAATGTATTAGTTTAAATAAAGATAACTACAGTTTTTGTTCTTATGGTATTGATGCTATTAAAGAACAACTTAAATTAGATATATGTCAGAAGACAATATCACATCACATTAATAACGCTAATTTAATTAACGGTTATCAAGTTAGAGATATTAATGCAGAACCAATTATTAAACAATATCTACCAGATGCTGAACGCTTCATATTGACAACACCTGAAGGTGTTAGTTTCTGTCGTTACGGTATGGAAGATTTAACTGAAGAAACTGGATTAAATGCTAAAGCGGTGTACCCATTAATGAATCCAAATAGTCCTCGTTATGGTCGCAAAATTAACGGTTGGAGTTGTGTTAGAGCTAATGAATCAGAGGAAACAAGAGATAAGTTATTAGCTGATAAAGCTGCTAAGTTAGCTGAAGATAAGTTAATCAATGATGCTAAAAAGAGTTGGCAACAAGTAGTTAATAAACGTTACCTATTAACTAACTTAATAACTAATGAACAGTTATGTTGTTATGGATTAGTTCATCTCCGAGAATCACATGGTCTAGATGGTAGTTGTTTAATTAAAGTAATTAAGGGTAAAATTAAACATCACAAAAACTGGACGTGCATTAAGATAGAAAACTGACATTAACAGCGAAGCAAATAACACTTATAATGATGGTAGTAATTATCATCATTTTTATTATGGGTAGACGTATTGGTAGTAAGGATAAAGTTAAGAGAGAGAAACGCAATCAATTTGGTTTAACTAGAAGTGATCTAATTAATGAACGTAAGAAAACAAGGAACTACGCAATAGCGGGATCTGCGGTAGGTGGGACAATTGGATATGGTGTAAGTAGAAAATTAACTAAAAGATTTGATGCAAATATTAAGTTAGCTCAAAATAATTTAGATGATGCAATTGCACGTAAACCTACTTTAATGAATGACGTTAGACTCAGTGCAATGAATGATGATGTAATAAATCAATATAAGAATGCTATTAATAAAACTAGAAATGCAACTAGATTACTTAAAGTTGCAACACCATTAGCAGGAGCAGCTATAGGAACTGGAATTACAATGGGTTACTTAGCTAATCAACGAGCAAAGAAACAACGTAATAGGCTCAAATAACATGGCACGTAAACTAGGTTCTAAAGACAAGAAGAAGCGTAAACTTAGATTAGTTAACATAGGTACAGTAGGTGGACTTGGTGCAATTGTAGGAAGTGGAGTTAATATGATTGGACTTAAATCATTAACTGAACAACGAAAACGTGAGTTAGGTGTAAGTAATTTAGACATAAGGGATAAACGACGTAAACTAACTGAACTTATTGCTAATGATTATCGTAATGATGTTAAATCAGGTAAACGTATTGTAGATGAAGCTAAGAAAGTAGCGGTACTTACATATCAAGCTAAACGAGATACGGGAGCTAAGATAAACGATGATAAGTTACGTGAAGTTATGGAACGTCCGAATAAGTTAATTGAGCAGTTTACTAAACAAGCTAAAGATAGAGGTAAATCGCAATCTAATGTTAGACGTACTATAACTAAACAACTTAAAAATGATGCTTATAACGCAAGTAATAAAATCATTAAATCACGTCTATTAGGAGGTGCTGCAATTGGAGCATTAGCAGCAGGTGGAAGTTATGCAGTTTATAAGAAGTTAACTAAACGTAAGAATAAATAACTCTATTTAACTTGTTTATATAACTTCTGCAATACTTTATCTCTACTAACATTTTTAACTTTAGATTCTCTAGTTCTAATTCTCTTTTGTAATGACTTACTTAACCTATACCATTTAGACTTAGGAGTATACATGATAGATAACTTAAACAACTTTAACTATGATAACTCTAATCAATGATCTGGCTAACTTCGCACGAGGTAAAGGTGATAAGGATAAACGTAAGAGACAAGTTAAACGTGCTGGTAGATGGTGGACTCCTAATCAAGTAACTGCTGCAACTAGACCTGGTAAAAAGAATGCTGTATTAGCAAGTAAGAAAATAAATGGAGTTGTTAAATATAAACTACTTAACTTTGGTGACAGTACAATGAGTGATTGGACTAAACACAAGGATAAGAAGAGACGTTCAAATTACTTATCTCGTAGTGGTGGTATTAGAAATAAGAGTGGTGAATTAACTAAAAACGATAAGTTCTCAGCTAATTACTGGAGTAGGAAAATTAATTGGTAACTAATATGTTTCTAATATCAGATGTAACTACATTTAGTAAGAAAAAAGGTAAACGTAATAACTTATTACTTGGTGGCGCAATTCTCGGTACTGGTCTATTAGGAGTTGTAGGAGTTAAATCTTATCTTCGTAATGGTAAATTAGTTAGACAATATAATCGTAATCAGGTTGTTAAAACTACCGTTAAATCAACTAATGTAAACGAGTTAAATAGTTATTTAAGTAATAGTAACTTTAGTTTTAATGAGTTGTTTAGTAAGTTTAATTTAAATAAAATAGACGATGAGTATGAAGGTAATCTATTTGGTGCAATTAAAGATAAATACGTTAAACAACATAACTTAAGTAAGTTAGAACAAACTACTTTAAATAAATATATTAAACATGATGGACATGACGATATTAATAACTATCTTATAACTGGTGATGCTACAGATGAAGTTAAACAAACTGTAAATAACTTAAATAACTTATTTGATAGACTACCTAAGTTAAATAATAGTGAGACTTATAGATATGTTAAAGATGTTAATCCAAATGATTTAATATCTAACTACAAAATCGGAAGTATAGTAACTGAACCTAGATTTACATCAGCTACAACTAATGAAAGATTTAATGACGATTTCCTTAACTACTCTAAAGTGAGGTTTAAGATTAAATCTAAATCAAATAACTCTAATGCAGTTGATATACGTGGGTTTAATCCTAAAGAAGAAGAGGTTATATTTAAGAGAGGAACTAGCTTTAAAATAAATAACATTAAACAACATGAGTTTACTTATGAAACTAGATCAAATAAAAATAAACTCTGGAAAGGTTATGAAATTGAAATTGAAGAAGTCTAAGTCTACTAGATTTGATTTTCCAATTGGGTTAATTAAAAGGAG